TAGATGTCATGACTGTCAGTTTGGTATTGATCGTACTCGGGATGGCCCCAACTCCCCGGCCCATTCTCTGGGTCGCCATCGTCAAAGTCCGGCTCGCCTTGTTCCACTAATACAGCGTTGCCCTCATCTGTCAGCAGCCGATGGGCGGTCGGGTTCACCGGTTCGCGGTGCATTACCCAAACTTCACTTTCAAGGTATGTCATTTTGTTCTCCTGTGTGACGGAGCGGTATCGCTCCCGGATGCGGCGCGCTCTGACAGCGCCGCACGACGGGAACAATCCTTTTATAGTCCAGAGTTGTGGCAGTGCCGTATATGACGTTCTGCGGACAACTTCTGCTAAAGGCGGATTGGTTTTCATCCACACCCAAGTAATCGCGCTCTCTTCGGTTTAGGCGATGCGCAAAATTTTCTCGCCGCGCGGCCGCCGCGTGAACCTCCTGATCTGTTCGGGTTGAGGGGTGTTGCGGTCGTTGCGCGGCGCTACTGGTGATGCGCCGGGTGGTGATGTCCTGAAAAATTGAGTGTTCCCCCTTACGCGCCGGCTGCCCGGCTGATGACGCTGAGACTTGGCTACTGGTCTGCGGGCTATGCGGTGGCGGGCTAGGTGAAGTCACACCTGCCGCCGCGTTGCGCGCGGCGCGTTTTTTTGGGGGTTCACAATATCAAACAGCAGCGCGGGTTTTCCGCTGTCCCCTCGCGCGGCGCGGTGGCCGCCGGGGTCTTGGGCGCAGGGGGGTCACGGGGACCGCCCCCTCCGGGCACAGCACCAGCCCGGAAGCCTTATTTTCCTTCTTTTTCAATGAAAAAGAAAGTAGCTTATAACAGCCCGGGAACACTGCGTTATTTTCATCGGCCCGGCAGGCGGCCCAGAAACTGCGCTAAAATTCGTTTGTGAGCAAATGATCTATCTCAGCCCAAGCCCAGCCGCGCGGCCCACCGGAACACAGCAGCAACGGTTCAATGCCTTTCAGGCCTTGACGCAGCAGGAGCGCGGCATCCGCCCCGCGATAAATCCACAACTCGTCCGCCGCACCTTTCTGCCGCCGCACGATGATGAAACTTCGGCCACCATGATTAGCGAGAGCGAGATGCCACCCCACTTGCTCTGGGCGAAACGTGACGCGCCATGTGTGAGTCGCCTTGTACTCGTTCCAGCCACTCACCCCGCGACAGCACCACCAGTGATCGGGCACTCCGCCGCCACTGATGGGCGTCTCGACCACGACCCACATGAAGTGCGGTAACCGTTGCCGAAACATAGGCCGCAAGCCGCCGTCCCGGTTCATGGGTCAGCTAGCTCCTTGCTCTTGCCGCCCTGCTTCACCGTGCGGCTATCCATGTCGATCTCACCGAGATATTTGATGCGGTCAACCGAGATCATGCGGAAGTCGCTAGGGATTGTGCCTTTGATCGCATATAGGCTTTTGCCCGGCCGACCGCGCTCCGCGATTTCCCGCCCATAACTCTCGTAATTCCAACGGTTGATCTTGGCGAAGATCTCGTCGGTGTCGTCTTTGACGAATAGGTTCAAGCTGAGTGTCGGCCCGGTCAGTACTCGGCCCTTGCGCTTCATAATGTTGACGGTTTCGTTTTCGTCTTTAGGCGCTATCTTACTGGCCACCGCGATGGTGACGATATTACCAGAGACGCCGCATTGCAGGTCTCGCACTGGCCGGATCTCGCTCACAATGCCGGCTGCGATAGGGTCGGGGACCAGCCGCTGCACAGCGGCAGAAATAGGGTAAAGCGTCCAGAGGTCTGTCTTGGCCTCACGCAGACGCTTTTCCAGCACCGGCCGCAACGGTATGCCTCTACGTCTGGCCGTCAAAATCTCATTCACGGTGGCTGGGCCTATACCTTTAATAGCTGTCAACGGGCCGATCAGCCGGTTGTCCGCGATTGACCAGCGCTCGCCGGAATTGTCCGGGTCAACATCCACATAATCTATGCCTTCAGCCTTCAGCTCCCGCAGAAACTGAATTTGGCGCGATGGATCATGTTCAGCGTCGAGCGTGGCAGCAGCAAACTCTAACGGGTAATGCGCCTTGAACCAACAACAATAGTAGGAGACCAAACCGTAGGCCACAGCGTGGGCCTTATTGAAGGCCCATGACCCCATTGAACAGAGGCCGTCCCAGATTGCGTCAGCCTGCGCCCGATCAATACCGCGCTTTTGTGCGCCAATCTTCCAAGGGTCTCCATAACGGTCAAAGTACTCCTTGCCCAGGCTTTTGCTCATCGCCTTGCGGAGTTGTGTAACTTGCTCCCAGCTGAGGTCCCCGATCTCCCGCCCGATGGACAACACCTGTTCTTGATACACCACGATGCCGAGCGTCTCGGCGAGGTAAGGCTCTAGTAAGGCATGAGCGAATTCCACGGCAACATGGCCAGTGCGACGCTTAACCCAAAGGTTAGCGCCACCCGTGGCCATTGGGCCAGGGCGCGCGAGAGCAGTAATCGCCACAATATCTTCTAGGGCGTTCACGCGGATCTGCTTGGTCAAGCTTTGCAGGCTCATGCCGTTGAACTGAAACACTCCGGCGAATTTTTGTTGGTTAAGCACATCAAACGCGGCTTGATCGTCTAGCGGTAATTTCTCTAGCCAACCAGATTTAGGTTCTTGTCCAATGAGCTCCAGCGTCCGCTCAAAAATAGACAATTGGGTCAGGCCCAAGGCGTCAATCTTGAGCAGGTTCAAGGCTTCGGCGTCGTATTTATCGCACATCGCGCAACGCGTGCGCCAGTCTATCGCCACATGTTCGGAGATGGGGGAATTGGTCAACAATAACCCGGCAGCGTGTTGACTCGCGTTGTTAGGGTGACCCTCCAGGTTTTGCGCAATGCGCATTTCGGGATATTCGGCCATCAGCTTGCGTCCGGCCTCGGTGTCTGTGAACGTGTCCTCAATGGTCTGCCACGCGCGGGAATCGCCCAAGGATCGATCAATGATACCGTCGGCCACCTTTGTAACTAGCCACTTGGGCACCTTCAGCGCTGCCCCCGCCGCGTTCAGCGCGCTGGTGGGTTTGAACAAGCTCACGGTGCCCAGCCGCGCCACATGGGCCTTGCCGTATTTTTGTTCGGCATAAGTGAACACCTCATGGCGTTTGACGTCACTAAAATCAATATCAATGTCGGGCAGGTCCGCGCGGGTGGTGTCGATAAACCGCTCAAAGATCAAACCGAAAGGTATAGGGTCTACCGCTGTGATATTAAGCAAGTAACAAACCAAAGAGCCGCAACTCGAGCCGCGCGCCGGCCCAACAATCATGCGTTCTTTGGCCCAACTCACCATATCCGCGATGATGTAAAAATAATCCTCAAACTTCTTCTCGGCGATCATCGCCAATTCGCGGTCTAGCCGCTCGGCGTAAACCGGGTCATTAAGGTTTGTGCCGGTACGTTCTGCTCCCAATACACAGAGTTCTCTCAGCGTCGCGTTGCGCTGCGGCACTAGTAATTGCGCCTGGCTCAAGGCTGCGCGGCAACGGTTGAAGATAATTTGCCGGTGGGCGATGGCGTCATTCTTCTGTTCGTCGGACGCAAAGCGCAACGCTTTGTCCCATTCTTGATCGGTCAACAGGTGCATCGGGTAACTCTGGGTGGCCGAACGCTTGCCTAGCGCGATACGGTAGATCTCCTTATCTCCCGGTCTCGGATAGTAATTATCCGACACGGCCACCATTTTGAAACCAGATGCCTCTTTGAACGCGCCCTTGCTCATGGCCGGGGACAAGGCGACATATAGGTCAGGGTCTTTAGGGTCAAAGTAGGACAGCTGCGCATGCTCGCTGGCTATCTTGATGACGCCGGTGGCCGCCGCCACATGGCCGTAGGTGAGAGCCGGGTAATGGCCGGCACTGGCGGTGGCCTGCTTCACTAGCTCGTGCAATGGCGCTAAGTTGTCCACAGCCAGAAAGGTGAAGTAATTGAGGGTGTACAGGCCCTTCTCGGCCGAAGCAGGCACCACCGCCAATTCCACGCCGTAAATGGGCTGCTGAACCAGCTTGCTCCAACGCGCAAACCCAAAGGTGCTGTCGCGGTCGGTCAAGGGTTGACGAGACCAACCGACCTCGTCAATTCTTGAGGCCATGTCCTTGAGATGACCATAAGCCACACGGAAAGAGTAACCAGATCTAACGCGTGTCATATTATCCCCCGTTTGAATAACTCCGTGGCACATCTGAGTTGGGCGAGCGTATCCGGCTTGGCGCGGTGTGCGTCGGGGAAAGGTGCCTGAAAAAGCCATTGATGTAAATTGGTCAGGTTGAGCCGTGTGCCTTTCAGGTAGATCGTGGCTTCAACGGTGCAAATGGCCGTTGGCCACCTGACCCGGCGTTGTAACCGCTCAAACTCCAGGTCAATCATCTCCATGTCGAAGCTGACATTATGTGCCATCACCACCGGCGCATTTTCAAGCAAGTTGCAGATATCATCTGCTACCTGCTTGAAGCTAGGCTGATCAGATAGCATCTCATTCGTAATGCCAGTGATGTCGATGATGGACTTCTTGTCGCCTAGGTTGGGCTTGTCGGACAGAGGTTTGGAAGGCTTGATCAATAGATCAAGTTCTTTCAAAATTTGACCTTCTGATGACAGATCAGCCAGGCAACCATAAAACTCTATCACCTCGGGTTGCTGATCCAGCTTGACCGTGTGGTTAAAAATTAGTCCGCTAGTTTCTGTGTCGAACAGTAGAGCAATCACCGCTGACCTCCGCCGAGGTCCAGGCAGGCGCCAGAGAGGTAAGGCGCGCGCCCCGAGAGCAGGAACAAAACCAAATCTGAAATCTCCTGGGGTTGCAGAATTTGTTCCCTGAGCGGTGAGTCGTTCCAGTATTCTTCAGCCTGCTCCCGGGTCATGTCGCGGTAGCGCATGAGCCCGCGCACTGTCTGTTCTGTCATCGGCGTGCCGGCGGTATTGCTGGGGTTGATGATGTAGACGTCATAGCCTTTGGGGGCGAGTTCCCAAGCCGCACATTGCAGAAACTTCACCATGCCCGCCTTGCTGGCGCAGTAAGCTGCCGAACCGTTCAATATCGCCTTGTGGGCCATACTGCCGATGCCGATGATCGTCTTTCGGGTAGGGTTGTCCAATGTGCTCCGGACAAACGCCTGAACCAAGCGTATGGTGCCGGTCAAGTTGACGTTAACTACATTCTCGAGAGCCTCCATCGGCGCGACTTCTAACCAATCGAGGTGCATCGCGCCGTGGGCCATGATGAGCGTATTATATTTTTCAGGCGGCAGACGAATATAATGACGCACATCAATGTTAGAACTCTCAACATGTGCCTGATGTTTAGTGAGCGCCAGCCGTATGTACTCTCCGATGCTGCCGGGCTTTGAGTCACCGGTCAGCAGCACATGCAGCCCCACCGGTAGCTTTTTGTGCCCATGTTTTTGTCTCAATTCAGTCAGGTAACCCGCCGAGATATCGCCCTTAACGGTCATGATCCAGCTCCTGCTCCATCTGCCCATAAACCGAGATGTCGTTCAGGCTGTCTTCATGCCCACCATTGTGGAAGTTCTTGGCGTAACGCGCCAGCTTAGTGGCCATCTCCTTGACAATAGCAAACCGATTGAAGTCATCTACCGTCTTGAGTTGCACCCCGTCGGGGAATAGGCCAGTCATAATGATACCATGCAGCTTGTAATCATCGCCGTAAGCCGCGTTGCGCTCGCGGTAAACGTCACCTAGCCTTTTTAAACGCTCCGGTACTGATTGACGGATCACCGGCATTTTGCCCATCTCGTTGCCTCCCATTGCTATGCACCTGTATCACCATAACACCTTCAGCCTTGTAAGCGGCCACCACATCATCGCGATCGTCAAAGGCGATGAAGATGGCCTCTGTTTCAAACTCAGCGATAAATTTTTTGACCTGTTCGCACTTAATCTCAGGGCTAGGCCGGAAGTCGTCGTTGGGACGCATAATGATATCATTCAGCTTCACGCCATGTTTAATCATCCAGCGGTTAGTGAGTATGCGCCACTTCTCCGGGCGCGTGGTGACCCCGACGCAGAGCCACCCCGATTCGTACAGTGTATTGACCAACTCTACCGTCTCGGGTATGGGCTCGTCGCAAATGCTGGCACGGTGGTACTCGTCCCAACCGCCCCCAATCATGCTGTCTCGCCAAGCCGCGCTTGATAGCGTATGATCAACGTCGATAAACATTACTTTTTTAACCATGGCTGCAGTACCTCACAATAGGCGCACAACATGTCTTCCACTTGATCCGGCGGGATGCGTTGCAGAGCGGTAGGCAACAGCTGTACCGGTACCCGACCATGAACCTCTGGCACTCTGCGGGTGCCGTGCAACTTCGCCCAACCAGTGCGCACATTGGCGTGTAGGTAAACGGAGGTCGGCTCCAGGCGTAAATAAGCCCCAATACGCGTGGCAACATCGTACAGCGTGACCGGGCCGATACCTGGCGGCTTGATGGCCTCTAGCCAGTCATGAAGCTGATCAAAATTTTCAAATTCAAAATCATCAACCCATGACTTCATGATGCGGAAGGAGAACAGGTGGCGGTCGCCTATTTTCACCCGGCTTTGATGATTATGCACCTTACCGTTAGGCCGCCGACTGTCGCAGGCGCGCTGTACAGCTTGGGTAAGACCGTTGGCCACCGCACAGAATTCCACCACCTCATCCCGCATATGGCGGCTATGGCCATTGGCCCCGAACCGATAGATCCAATCGTCCACTAGAGAATCAAGGTCAGTGATGGGCCGTAGCGGCGGATGCTCTTCAAACAGTTTGTCCATTTTCTTCATGAGCGGACTCGCTTGCGTTTAACCGATAATTTCGACATGCGCACGCATTGCGGGCAGGTTGCTGTTTTGGTTTGCAGATGTATCTTCCACCCCTGCCGCCTTGCACGGTTCAAGCAACTCACAAAAGTACGGCCAGTATAAAGCTGTACCCAAGGGTGCTGGTCACAGTGCAGCTCGAGCATAAAGCTGGCGACATATTGCTGTTTCACTTGTACACTAGCTTGAGGGCGTCCCATTGGGCGAGATCCTGATCAGTGAAATAAAGGTGACCATTGATGCAAATCGGGTAACCGTGAGTGATTGTCATGCGCTGCGGGCAAGGCGAGGGGCCAAGTTGCCCAGTGCCCCCACACACCGGGCAAGGCGTACCGGTCAGGCTTTTATCCCAACGCTTATGCCGGTAACGCGGCCTTTTGCGCTGGGTTTTGTCAGGCGGAAATTTGTAGCTCTTTTTCACTCCCATGTACCTTTGAGTCCGTCGAGCTCCTTGAGGGCATTGTTCAACTGCGGGTTATCCACTGGCGAGCCCGTACCCAACATACCCTTCAATAGGCCGTCCAACGCTGGGGTCTGCGTATGTTCAGGCATCAAAAAAGCCCTTGTCCAAGGGTGTTGGGCCAATACCAACCGTTTCATCTCGGCCGCCACAGCCGCGTATTCGCCTTGCGCCCGTAGGTTCTCGCGCTTGGCCACGATTCCCGCCAATGACCGCAAATTATATTCTGCGGTCAATGGCGAATACGTAGCCATCGGCAGCACCGCGCGCGCGTCCTGCGCGGGTATGCCCTTGCGGGTCAAATATTGGTAGAAGTCCGCTAAAGCCCCCATTTGTTGCTCAAAGGCCTCCCGCAATCCGGCTTCTAGCACTGTGTCGGGGATAACGTAGTCAAAGTGCCCGTGATCCACTACCCGCTGCGCCATCACAGCAAACGCCACCCCGACGCGGGAGCGCGTCATTTGATCACAGGTCGCCCGCGAAATAGCCTCCACCTTGAAGGTGTAGGACACGAATTCCCAACTGCTCCGTATCGTGTTGGCCACCGCGCTGAGCTCCGTGGTTAGCCGGTCGGCGTCCATCTCTTGCACCTCAGCGGAGAAGTCACGGTCTTTAGCTAACCGGGTGTTCTTGGCCACGATCAGCTTGCGCGCCGCATACCAGGGATCAGGGTGCCCGGCGCCAGTATAGTCTATCAGGGTGACTTTCATGATTGTTCTGCCTTTTTGATATTCACAATATTAGGCTTTTCCTCATCAGGCTTAGGCAAATATTGTTGTCCAGATAAGGCCTGCTGCCAATTGCTTTCACCCATCACTGGGGTCGCCTGCTCAGCCTTCTTCTTGAGATATTCGGCTTGCTTTTGCGCCGTTTTGATGTGATGACTGGTATGATAGAAATAGAACGGGTCGGTTTGCATATCATCCGTACAGCAAACCACTAACAAGGCAGTGGTATCACTATAATGGCCAACAATATCGCGGATGAGTTGTTGTTTGATTGTCTCGTCTTTTTGTTGGCTCAATCGCTTAGCGCTCTGCAACCATTCTTTAACCATCTCTGATCGATAGTTGCCGGACATTTTGCTCGCTTCTGTTTTGATCTTATTTGTCAATTCACGCGCGATCCGATAGTTCTCCTTTTGTCGTTCTGCGCACAATTTGTCTAGCACTACGACATCCAATGTACTGAACCTTAGATATGCATCTACGCCGAACTGTTTCAGCGGTATGAACTGCAATTGATGTAGCGGATTGCCTTTGAAAACATCATTGGCATAGTGATCCTCCAATTCTCGCATCATCTGCCGCCGAATAAGCACTTTGTCTTCTTCCGGAAAGAAATCTTGCTTCTGAACCAAAAGCCGATGTAGCGGTTTGCCTTGATCAGAGATGCGCGCCAGATACTCTTGAAAGGCGCGAGTATCGGTTTTCCAATTGTCTTTTTTCATTTGACGCTCCTTTTTGGTTTGAACTTTATTACTTGTCCAGATTGCAGTTTGTCAATTTTATCGCGCAAACGGGCAAAAGCTGCTGTTAGGTCTTTTTGTTCTTCTGGCTCCAATTCGCGCGTTTGAACCTCAGACAACAACTCGACCAGCCGAGGTCTGATCAAATTGTCTATCTGCTTAATGACCTGTTTGACCAGTTTGCCAGTGTTTGGGTTTTTGGCCGGAGACAAAGGTTTGTTAAGCCCACGCATGAAAATCCGAACATCCTCTCGAGTTTCATTAGGATGTTTGGAGATGTACTCCCATCGTTTGTCATAGGCGTTGAGGGCTG